CAGAGATGAGTACTTATGAACCGTGGCGAATAGCAGCATTAGATTTAGTTCAACCTATAACATTAGAAACTAGTATTTTAGATTTATGCATAGAAGGTTATGTAGGCGATGTTGAAAAAAAAATGAATCCAGACAACATAGATATGCTCATGATTCTTGATGACTTTACAGCTATAAATGGAGCTCAAGTTGCATATATTGATAAAATCAATCGAAGTACTAGTGCTGGAAATCCATGGAAAAAATCAAAAAAGTTTTTCTTAGAAGCAATACCACCTCAACATGGTATGCAAGATCCTGTGACTATTTCACACAAAGAAATAAATGATCGTATAGATCTAATCATCACTACCTATTTAGATGGTAAGAGATGTAATCCCAACTTTTGTGCTCATTTGAAAGATGAACCTGTCACATTCAAAAAAGCTAAAATGAAGAAGACACGAGTTTTCACTGGTGCACCTTTCGACTGGTGTGTTGTAGTTAGGAAATATTTATTATCTTTTTGTAGATTGTTACAGAATGAACGTTTCGCTTTTGAAGCTGCACCTGGAACAGTAGCTCAATCTCTAGAATGGCAAGAGTTATATGATTATGTAACTTCGCATGGTACTCACCGAATAGTAGCAGGGGACTATAAAGCATATGATAAACGTATGAGTCCCAAAGAAATATTAGCCGCTTTTGATATAATCATAAGGCTTTGCAAACTATCTGGTAATTATACAGATGATGACTTAAAAGTAATCAGGGGTATAGCAGAAGATACAGCTTTCTCCATAGTTGATTTCAACGGTGACTTAGTACAAATGTTTGGATCTAACCCTTCTGGTAATCCCCTCACTGTGATTTTGAATAGCATAGTCAATTCCTTACGAATGAGATATGTATACATTATATTAAATCCAAAAAATGAAGTAGATAGTTTTTCATCTAATGTAGCTTTGATGACCTATGGAGATGATAATATAATGTCAATTAGTGAGAGTTGTAATTGGTTTAATCACACTTCTATCTCAGAAGCTTTTGCAAAATTAGATATAGTCTATACCATGGCAGATAAAGAAGCTGTTAGTGTACCATTCATCAACATAGAAGATGCTTCTTTTTTGAAGAGAACGTGGAGATACGATGAAGATATGAAGTGTATGTTGGCGCCTCTTGATCATGA